CGGGCGGGTGTTGACGAGCAGGATCCCCGTCTTCGTGGTCACCGAGCCGTCGATGATTCCGCTCGCGTTCATGTTGCCCGGGTAGACGCCGGCGATGACGAGCGGGTAGCCCATGAGAACGCCGACCGTGCCGGTGAAGAGCGTCGCCGCCTCACCCGCGTGCTCCCTCGTCAGGTAGACGAGGTTGCCGTTGCCGTCCTTGAGGACGAGTGCCTTCGCCAGGCCCACGTACCCGGTCACGTACTTGCAGTCGCGCGGGTTCGCGTACTTGCCCATCGCCTGGATCATGGCCGCGAGCTTGTCGGGCGTGAGACCGGCCGAGAGGTCGACCTGGCCGCCCACCTGCTGCGCCGCCCAGCGGAGCCCGTCGAAGTTGCCGGCCGGATCCGTCGAGGCCGGGACTGCGCCGGTGTCGATCGTGGACGTCAGCTGCCCGTTCAGGACCGCCTGGTCCAACCCGACCGCCTGGGCGTAGTTCTGCTCCTCGTCGTAGGTCGGGAGCAGCGGGATGATGCTGTCCTGCTCCTCTTCGGGCGAGAAGTAGGAGATCGTGGCGAGCTTCTTCGCCGTGATCGTCCGGTTGGCCGTGGTGAAGTCGCTCGCCGTGAAGATCGTGTTCGAGGCGAGCGTGTTGTTGTTGGCCTCGGGGATCACGTATGCCTTCATGAACCCGATCAACGTCGGCAGGACGTAGGGGTTCATGGGCATCGGGATCCAGCGGAAGTTGTTCGCGAGCTCCAGCAGGTCGCGGACGTCGTCGAACTTCTCCGCCGAGTAGCCGGTCGGGATCCACTCGGCGCCGGTCGCGGCGCCGCCTGTCGAGAGCGCACGAGCGCCCTGCTTGTAGCACTCCTGAAGCGCGCCCCAGAGCGGCAGGCCCTTGATGCCGCCTGCGCGGTTGTACGCCTCGCGCCGCTCCGGCTTCTCCTCGCAGAGGAGCGAGATGACGTCGTGAGCCGAGCGCGCCATGTTGTTCAGGCGCCGGAACCGGATCGCCCACTCGAGCGCCTCGCCCGAGAGGTAGAGCTTCAGTTCCTTCCGCGACAGGGCCATCAGGTTGAAGCCCGGCGGCGTCATCTTGCCGCGGAAGTCCTCGTCCTTCTCGACCTTGTGGACAATCGGGAGCGAGCGCAGCTGTCGCTCGATCTTGTCGTCGCCGTGGACGCGGCCCGACTCGTGGAGAACCTTGACCATCTCCTCGAGCTCGTCGACGCGCTTGCGCGTCTTCTTCGCCTCGTCCACCGACTCGTAGCCGGCCTTCAGGTCCGAGGCCACGCGCTCGAGCGCCTCGTCCGTCGCCGTGCCGCCGGCCAGCACCGCCGAGCGGATGTCCTCGATGTGCTCGACCAGTTCCTGCTGATTCTGAGGCTTGCCCGTGTGCTTGAACTCGACCTTCGGCATCTTTCCCACACCTCCGTGTGTGCTGGCCTTCGGGACATCCTGTCCCGTGCCCGCTAGCCCCACGCCCCAGACGGGGCGCACCTGTGCCGGTTTCTCTCCGGCTCTCGACTCCAGGCGCGGGGCATGACCGCACCACGGACTGCTACCGCTCTACGCTGCTCCCTCGATCCACAACGGTCCCCACGCCTCGCGCGGATCGGGCAGCTGCGGCTGCTTCGCCCTCGCGCGCGCTGCGGAGACCAGCTCCAGCACGTCCGGCATCCCGTCCTTCCGGTTGGCCGGGTTCATGCTCGTGTTCAACTGCCCACCGCGGGCGACGACCGAGAACTCGTTCACCTCGACCACGTCGTCCATGACACCGACCACCGTCTGGCCGTCCGGCAGTTCCTGCCCGGCATAGCTCCCCGGCGCATCGTCGAAGTCGGTCCCCGTGACCGAGTTCGTGAACGAGCGCATCCACCAGGAGAGCGATACCTCGCGCCAGATTCCGAGCGCGATCTTCCGCCCCATCTCCTCGCCGCAGTCGGTGCCGCGCTCCCAGTAGAACTTCGCGCGCACGTACCAGCCGTCCGCCTGCTGGACCAGCTCGGCCGCGTAGCAGCGGGCGATCGGCAGGTCATCGGAGGCGTACTCGTTGTGGTTCCGCATCACGTTGGCGCCTGGCAGGAGCTGCACAATCTGCTGGAGCGCTGTGAGCGTGAACCGCGTCGAGTAGCTGTCGATCAGGTCGTTACAGACGAGCGCCGAGGCGGTGTAGACGTCGGCAGCAGTCGGGGCGGCGAAGCCATCCGGCACCTGCTGCGCGATCAGCCCCAGGTCCACGTCCGAGACCTCGAGGTTCGCGCGCTTCTCGAACTTCCCGCCCGTCACGCGCCGAATCAGCTGCTTTTCCACCTTCACGCCCTCCGAGTCCCGCGCAGGAGCGCGGTCTTGACCCACGGCCAGTCGTTCCCGCAGTAACTGCAATGCGCGCGGTCCGCGTTGAGATTGACCACCACGTCCGCCTGGCATGCCATGTTCGGGCAGCGCACCAGCATGGTCCGCTTGCTATCCTTCGCGAGGCGTGCGCCGCGCTCGAGCATTCTCATGGCAGGAGCTTCTCCACGCGCTCGCAGACCGACTCGTTCGCCTCTACCATCTTCGCCTGCGAGATATATCGGGACGTGGCGGCGTCGTAGAGCGGGGCCAGCAGGAAGTGCGTGGCCTCGTGGCGAGCAGTCCATTTGATCTCCGCCGCCGTTGGCTTGTTCTGCCACGTCCGGCTCATCCGGATAGCCGCGCCGCGGCTCTCCTCACCAGATGCGAAACTCGCTTCGGGATGCCGCTCGCCTTCGTGCAGGACATGAAGCCGCCATTCGGTGATGCCCCAGCGCTTGACGCAGCGCTCGACCTCGCGCTTGAAAATCGCGAAGTGGGCGGCCGTCGTCCGGTAGGTCTTCACTCGGCTCACAGCACCCCCGTCAGCCGGTTCGCAGGCTTCGCGTGCCCGTTCTTGCTCGGGAAGTAGACCTCGAGCCCGCGGCGGCGCATGGCGCGCTCGGAGACGACGGGAATGGCCACGCAACGGCAGTTGCTACAGACGATGCCACCTGATAGAATCCAACCTCCAACGGATTGGAGGTCGTAAACATGTCCGGTAAACGAGTCATCGACAACTTCGACAACCTGATCGACCGCTACCTCGCCGGCAGCAGCATGAAGCAGCTGTCGGACGAAATCGGGTTCGCTCGCAAGTCCCTGGCGGAGCGCTTCGTCGCTGCTGGCGTTCCACTTCGCGGCCGCTCCGATGCGGAGCGCCTGAAGTGGCGCGGCATCAAGGAGCGCGGCGCCGGAGCCATCGCGCGGCAGACCAGCGCGGCGCAAACCGCTCGTCGAGGGCAACGCGATTCGCTGGCCGTCAGGCTCGCCCGCGCGAAAACCTTCCACGAGAGATTGCTGCGCATCGGGAAGTTCGAGGAAGCGATCGCCAATGCTCTGCGCGACCGCGGCTTCATCGTCGCGCAACAGTTCGACATCGGCGCCGACAACGTGGACCTCGCGGTGCGCGAACTGCGCATCGCCGTGGAGATCCAGTCCAACAATCACCTTGGTCCGCAAAGTTCCATTCGCCCGGAGCGCCTCGAACGCATCCTTGATGCTGGTTGGGCGATGGTCGTCGTGTGGATTCCGCAGAAGGCTTCGCCCGCCCTCGCCCCGCTGACTGAGAAGCTGGTCGCCATTCTGGATCGCGCTCGCAGGCTTCCATCCATCGCCGGTCAATATGGGGTGGTTTGGCGTGACGGTAAGACGGTGTCCCCGCGCCGTTACGATCCTCCGAACCGGCCCCGAATAGACTGCGCGTAGCCCGCCAACGAAACTGCCGGACACGGGAGTCTCTGGGACAAAGCAGTTGATGACGTTCTCCGGCGAGCCGTTCGGATCGCCCGGGTATTCGAGCGTCTCGCCGTCCACGTCGAAGCCATCGTTGATGCCGGCGACCTCGCCATCCGCATCGGCATGCGCCGGGCGCACCGCCTCGTCCCTCGCCGAGAGCCATTCCAACTCCTCGACGTCGCCAGACTGGCGCCATGCCTCGACGCCGGCGAAGTTGTAGGCCGAGAGCGTCTCGGTGCGCGCGATGGTCAGCGCGCGGCCCTGCTCGGCCTCGTCCAGCTTCTCGGCCACGCGCGCGGTCAGCTGCGAGAGCGACTCGTTCAACGTCACGCCCTCGGCTAGCGTCGCCCGCACTTCCTGCATCAGCGTATCCATGGAGCCGGTCAGCCCGTAGTTCTCGCGGATCTTGATGAACCGGGCGACCGTCTGCGTCTTGAGGTTCACCTCGAGCTCGAGCGCGATCTCGCGCGCAGCCTCGGCGCCTCGCTCGGCGATCAGGCTCTCGTAGATGGCGTGGATGTTCGCCTCGTCGTCCGGCTCGGGGGCGAACAGTTCCTCGAGGTCGATCGTGCGCTTGCCCTTCAGCG